AGCACTCAACTCAAAAAGCGCACAGGTCGATGACATCTACCGTAAGGCCGTAGAAAGCGGTGATCCTGATCTTATGTCAAAGGCTGATAGTCTTAAAAATGATATCAGCATCCAGAAAGAAAAGTTAAGGGTTGCAAAAACAAGACAGCCACAACAACAGGCGCAAGAAAATTATCAAACCTATCAAGAGCAACCTCAACAAGCACAAGCTCAAGCACCTGCTGAGCCAACGCAACAAGCCAAAAAATGGCATGAGAAAAACTCTTGGTATGGTGATGCTGAAAATGAAGAGAATACACAGGCAACTCAGTTTGCATATTTTACCCATTTCAATCTTATTAACGAGGGTTTTGAGCCAGATAGTGAAGAATATTACGAAGCACTAGATTCTCGTGTAAAAAAAGTTTATCCTAATCTTATTGGCGTTGAAACTGACGCTGATGTAGGAAATGTCGAAGAAAAAGATCAGCGACCCGCCGTGCAAAGAGTCGCATCTACCACAACAAGTGGTCGGCAACAAACACGAGGCAAATCGAACGGAGTGAAGTTTACAAAGTCCGAAGTCGAGCGCCTTAGAGGTCTCAAACCGCACAATATGTCAGAAGAACAATGGCTTAAAAATGTGGCTAGAGAGAAGCAGAAGATAGCTCAAAGAGAGGCAAGATAATGGCAGAAAACTCAGTACGTTCATCGCGTGAAAGCCGACAGCACGATAAACAAATCAGGCGCAAACCGTGGACACCAGTACGGAAACTTGATACACCACCGGCACCTCCTGGTTACACCTATAGGTGGATAAGGGAGTCAATGTTGGGAAGTGAGGATAGAGCTAACGTCTCAAGAAGGATTAGAGAAGGTTGGGAGCTTGTAAGAGCAGAAGACCTTCCTCCAGAATGGGGTGATACTCTACCAACTATGGATAGTTCAGGCAGACATTCGGGTGTCATATATAATGAGGGTCTACTCCTCGCGAAAATACCAAACGAGACGGTTGCCGAAAGAAATGCTTACTATCAAGATAAGAGTGAGCAAGCAAAAGACGCACTAGACAATACAATGTTCAGTGAGACTAAAGGCGATTCCAGATACGTGAAGTACGATCCGAAGAGAGACACAAAAGTAACTTTCGGAAAGCAATAAGGAGTCCAACATGGCTAATAAAGATGCCGCGTTTGGGATGAAGCCAATTAAGATGATTGGTGGTGCGCCTTACTCTGGAGGCCAAAGTCGTTATCGGATAGCCGCAAACTACGGAACTAGTATATTCCAAGGTGATATGGTTGCCCAAGTGACTGGCGGTACAGTAGAAGTGCACGCTGATGGTGGTACAGTCCCAATAGTAGGAGTTTTCAATGGATGCCAATTCACTGATCCTACAACAAAAGAGCAAGTTTTTAGTAATCATTACCCTGCGTCAACAAACGCTGATGATGTAATTGCATTTATCATAGATGATCCATCGGTTGTCTTTGAAATTCAATGTAATGCAGCGTTTCCAGTCGCAGATTTATTCGGCAATTTTGATATTGTTTATACAA